TTTAACACCAAGATACCTATCATCGAATGAATCATAAGAAGCTGCTGCATTAGTCTCGCTTATCGCTGCTGCAGCTTCACTAGCTGCTGCCGCTGTTTCACTAGCCGATGCCGCTGCTGCGGAGTTATCAATAGCAATCGTATCACCTGCGTTACCATCATAAAATGAATTTCTAGGCATATTATTCTCCTATATTAAAGCTTCAGAAAATATCTGTGTAAATGTAGCTCCTTTGAGCTCTGCCTCTTTAGCTTTATCGTTTAATGTTGTGACCTTATCTAAGAACATTTGATAATATCTAGCCTCGTCCTCAACACTTCCTAAGAAAGCAGATCCAATAGCTAATGATGAATAAAGAACTGTTTCATACTCGCTAGACAAGATATAAGGAATTACTTCAATAGTAGCAGTTCCAGTTCCAGTTCCAACTCCTGTGGCATTAAATATAACACCTACAGTGTTACCTGAAGCTCCTATTGCTGTGAAATCTGTCGTTCCAACTGTAGTAATCGTATAGTACTTACCAATCGTAAACGCACCAGCTGTTGTAGTAGTTGAAGAGGTAGTGCCAATAGCCTCGTCAGCCTTATAATACTTTAACACATACTCACCAGAAGCACTTTGCTCTCCTTCTTTATCTGTTAATAAGAAACTAGTTAGCTCTCTAGTGAAAGAGTAATTCATCTTGTTATTATGAAAAGCCTTGCCATCAATCCTGCGATAGGAAATATCATCGTCTTTATCAGAGTCTGTCCAAGTACCGCTAGCAGCTGAACATAAAGCTCTAGTTGTATTAGTAGTTGGAGCAACCGAACAGGTTCCTGCCTTTACTAATCTTAATTCAATTAACTCTAGGAACCTAGAAGGAATAGTAATACTAGAATTGCTACTAGCTACTGAGAAGCCTTCTAAAGCCTCTAAAGGAGGAACACGAAGTTTCTCATAAACCTTAGCTTCAGCCATCTGAATGAATAAATCAAGCTGAGTATCGGTTAAATCTGTTCTGTTCAGCCAATCCGCAATATTTGTGCGTAATGTAGCTTGATCTATGATGGCCATATAGGGCTCCTAAATTAGTTAGTAATACATAAGATGAGGATATTTAAACTTCATGATATGTTTAAACTTTCTCATTTCTTCAGGTTGGATATTCTTATCATGGATATTAATTCCATACTTTGTCATAATATCTAATGCAATTGTATCTGGTACATTGCAAAACGGTTTAAATCCTGAATCGATTCGCTTGTTTTTTTTACCGAACTCTCTTTGAGCTTTCGCCCATTCTAAATGAGGCTCGATATCTTGTACTATACCAATGCCACTGGCATCTGAATGTACTTCATAATCTTTAAATAATTGTTCTCTTATTTCTCTCATCTCTCATCTCTCATCTCTTTATTATTCTTACCGACAAAGACTCTTAGAATCTTTCTTGGTAAGAATAACCCCCACCCGAAAGCAGGGGTTAATTCAACTTTGCTTAACCTATTAAGTTAAAGACACATCAATGATAACACCGTTACCAGATGGACTCTTAGCTTCCAAAGTACACTCGTGTACCATGTAAGAACGTAAAGAGTCACCGTCTTCGTTGATATCACGGAACTGAATCGGACGAAGAGTTGCAACTGATAATAGAGAAGGATCGTAAACGAACACTTCAGTATCATTCATTAAGTAGTTGTGAACTAACTCAACATCACCAAAGTCAGATTCATACAAATCAACTGATTGGCGTAACTTGCCCTTCTCATCAATATTTCTACGAGTATTCATAGAAGAAGTATTAACTAAGTTAGAGAAGTTTACTTTGTTAGCTGTTGACATCATTACTTTAGATGGAGCTGCAGAAGTTTCGCCGTTAATTTCACGAAGAATTTCATTGATGCTTGCTAAAGTAAATGGAGCAGAAGCTTTACCAGTACCAGCTGCAGTAGCAACATCAGAACCATCACCAGCAGCTTGTGTCACTGTTAATGATCCAGAAGTTACAGATGCAACAGATTCTGCTACACCAGCATAAGACTGGTATCCGCCCATCTTACGAGCGTATGCTTGAATGCCACCTGAGGCTGAAGAGCCTTGCGTACCTTTTGTTTGAGAAGACACTAAAGTCTTCTCAATGTCACGCATGATTTCTTTACCTCGCTTCTCAGTCTGATATTTGAATTCAGACTTACGTCCAGCCTTGTCTACAGCTTCAAGAGAACCAGAAACACGAATACCTTTAGTAAAGATCTGTGCCTTGTTATCAATCTTCTGTACAACAGGACCGTCAGATTCTGCGAAGCTTGAACCTTCAACTGCAGCTTGCAATGCAGCAGCAGCTAAAGTGTCAGTTGACCATTCGTGCGTAATCGCTGAAGCTTTACCTTTACCGATTGAAGCCATGAATGGAGTCATATCTCTAGAGATGTTAGAGATGTAATTTGCAAGGTCCTCACGTTGAGATCCTTGCGCCGAGTAACTGCCTGATATGGCAGTAGTACCAAATTTAGTAGCCATTTTGCTATCCTTATATTAGACAGGCTGACTAGCCAAACATATTGTCAATAACATTATCAAAGAGAACTTTTGAATCGTTCTCTGATCCTTTGCCTTTACTAACTCTTTGTCTAGACTGCTCAACTCTGTTTTCTTTTTTAGTTGTTTTAGAAACAGGCTTTTTAGTTGAGACTCTTTTAATAGGAACCTTCTTTCGTTTTGTGGCTCCCTTAGAAGTTGTCTCAGCTAATCTTCGGAATTTGTCAACAAATGCTACAACTGCTGGGTCAACCATAGAATCAACAAGCTGTTCAGGAAGTTGCTCTCTTAAAGCAAACTGCCTATTGGCTTGTGCGACTTCTTCTGACCAATCTGGGATAAAGTTTGGAATAGTAGAATGAAACTCTTCAACTTGTTTATTGAATTGTTCAACTCTTCCTTCTTCAACCTTTCTTCCCATATTTTCCAGCATCGAATCTCTGCGACCTTTACGTTGAGAATATTCTTTAGTAGCTTTATTAAACTGTCTTTCAAGTTTAGAGGCTTCATAATCATCCTCGCTATAAGCGTCGTCAACTCTCTTTTCAAGAGCTGATAAGATCTTCTTGTCTTTATCGTCTTGGTCTTGCAGCAATTGCGCATTAATTTGAGCAAATACCTGAGCGTCCGCTTTATAAGCTTCCAACTCTTTTGCCTGTTTCGCAAGTTCATCCCCTTTCTTTGACTGGTGTTGCTTAGTCTGATAATTAGCGATAAGCTCTTCCATGGATACTTCACTTGCTTCCCCATCAATCTTAACGGGAACCGTAAAGTCCATATCAATCTCATCGTCATCCAATTCATTAGTATCTTCTTCTTGGGTAGCGTCCTCAGACTCATCCTCATCTTCAACCTCTTCCTCTTCCTCATCTTCCTCAACTTCACCAACTTCATCAGCGTCCTCGTCAGTGTGCGGATCCTCACCTTCGAGTTTTTCTGTGGCTTCTTCGCTTTCTTGGGTAGCTGCTTCGGTATCTAATCCTAAAACATCATCCGCCAATGCGTCAAAGTCAAAGTCTTGAACTTGCGACTCATCCACTTGGGTAGCTTCGCTTTTTTGTTCTGACATATAGTCTCCTATTTTTAGTAGAAGGCCTATTTAAGGCCTCTCAATCAATCATCAAATAGTTCTTAAATAGAACTTCTCTTTTTTGCAACTGCAGCTTTCTTAGCCGGAGCTGGTCTTCTAGGCGCTACGGGAGCCTTTGCAGGTTTCGTCATAGCCTCTATGTTATTTCTAGCTGTTATTAAATCATTCAAAATAGCAGCCTGGGAACCAACACCTCTTCCTAATGCTAATACTCCAATAGCTGATTTAATACTAGAAGTTAACTTATCTATTGCTTTCTGTTCAACATCTGTCATCATTCATCCTTTATCTCTCGAGCTTTGTTATTTTTAGCAGTAATAGAGCGCTCGATGTTCTGCATCACTGCTCCTTGACTAATAGCTAACTTATAAAGGAATTCTCTTGATTCTGTTTCGAAATGCTTAGTTTCTAACCATTGCACAAACAGCTGGTTGAGAATATCCTCTGTTACCATTGTCATAGTATCTTTTATTTCGTCGCATTGATATCCTTTTGTTAAGATTCTTTGCGCATCATCATAAACAGATACTTTTTTTGGCTTACCATCAGAATCTCTTTTAAAGTTCTGATGTCTATTGTATTTTTGTGTCATCTATCTCTCATCATTGTTGTTGTCCACCCATCATTGCTGATGGATCCATACCAGCTTGCTGTGCCATCTGCATAGCTTGCTCTGGGTTTTCAATGGCAGCTTGAGCTAATTGCTCTCCTTGCTGTTGTATCTCTGCAGCTTCTTTCTCTTGCGCTTCAGTGTCTTGATAAAGTCTCTCAAAGTCAACAGGAACTTGTTGAGGAGCTTGCGCTCCATCAGTACCTTGTGCTTTAACAATAATTTCAGCCCACTTACGATTACTCTCGTCTTCTGCTGAAAGTAATTGACGTTTGTTATCAATTTGCTTATTATCAATCTCTGCTTTCAAGTAACTAATATTAACTGCCGCTGTTTGAGCATCAAGTTGTGCTTTTTCAAGTTCAGCTTGTTTAGCTTGTTCAGCCGTTTGAGAAGCTTGCTGTTGTTTCTGTTGTATCTGTTGTTGGGCCTCTTCATTAGCTGGATCGACTAAGTATCTAGTAGGGTCTAATCCCATATTAGCAAGAATATCAGTAGCTAGATTAAACGCAGCTAATGGGTTGATATAAGGAGCAGCTTCAGGATCGCTTGCCATAACAGGAAGAAGTTGAGAAATCTCATTTAGCTTCATACCTACATTAACATTAGAATTTTCCCCTAAGTTAGCTTGAATATCTAAATCCATATTAGAAGGCATAGTTTGCAATACTTCAGGAGTCAAAGACGCATATCCTTTGTCTGTCTTATAACGCATAGGATTCTTCAGATTTGCTTTCATCTCTTTTAAGATGCCACGGCATAAGTCTTTTATACCACTCTCAACAAACCTTCTAGCAATATGTTCAACACGAATTTGAGCAGCATTTTGTGCATTACCCATCTTCTGTTCTGAGTTACCAGAGACATACAATGTATCATTTAATCCCATTGCTGTTTTGCTAAGACCTGTAGATTGTTCCTTCTGCATACCTAAGAACTCAAGCATAGTTCCAGTTCCAGGACTGAGTTGCTCTGGAGTGATCTGTTGGATCGCAGCTGCAGGGTTACCATTAGTAGCAATAATCTGCTTAGGTAATGGGTTTTGCAATGCAGCAAAGTCAACAACGTTAGGATCTGCCAACGTTCTTCCATAGTTACCAAAGTAAACGTTCTCAACAAATCCACGCATGATAGCTGTAGTAGCTTGTGTCTGTGGACGGGCCATATCCAACAATGACAAACCATAGAATTCATGAGGGATCTCAATTGGATTAAGCATCGCAATTGGGATGTAAGAACAATCTTCTTCTTCAAGGATTGTGCTCCCTGCTTTAATAACGTGCTTTAATTCAGCAATACCATCACCGTCACGGTCAGAACGAATCCAACATTCCACAACAGTAATAGATATATTAGCTTCATCTTCTTCGTCATCTGAGTTAATCCAATTGTCTAGACCAGCCGATTGTTTACGAGCATAAGACTCTAATGACCATTCAGAGTCTCTAAAAGAAGATTCTTCTCCTATCTCTGACAAGTCACCTGTAAAGTCTGGCCATGTCATACGTATCTCAGATCTAGTCATATCAGAGACTAGCCCTATAAAGCGAGCCTCACCTATTGACTCTGCCGCTTTATCGATCATAAACGATTCAGGTGGAATATTTCTAACTTTAACACCTGACTTATCTATCTTACGTCTTAAACGTACATCTTCATAAGTAACAACTTCAGCTGAAAGCTCTTTGATATTAAGGTCGCCTACAATCTCAACATTTCTGTCTGCTAAGATTTGATCTAGCACAGCCTCTTGAATTGAATCGTATTCCTCAACTTCATAGTCAAAGCTTTCTTCCCATCCCCAGGTTATGGCGCTGTTACCGAATACAACTGCTGACTTAATCCAGGTAGACAGTTTTGTCCAGCCTTCTGAATTAGAGTTAAACAAACAGTAATTTACTACGTCCGAAGCAACCTGGGAGGCTTTGATAGAAGCCACTTCGTTGCTATAAGGGACAAATAATGCTAACTTATTGTTATCAAGTAGTAACTTAGTTAACAGCGCGGTATAACCTTCAGCTATCTCTGCTGAATCTGATGAAACAATTTTAGAGACGCCTTGAGGTACTAAATCACCTTTAGGCTCTAAACTCATTTCGTAAATTGAATTCTCACGTCGCTTGGAGGCATCAGATGATCCTGTATACCCTCCAGTAGCATTTCGCATATTTCTATCAATCGACTCTAACAACATGTCGTCAGTAATTTTTTCTATTTTATGTTTGCTCATTCGCTCACTCTCGGTTTGTATATGCTTAATTACTCGCAATTTAAGTACAAAAATAAGTCCTTATTAATGGGGCTTATAGCCATTTTGTATCATTTATTTGATAATTGGTATTTAATTCACCCCAACTAAATGTTTGGTTAGTGAGGGAATGTCCATGGGTTCTATATGCTTCACACGTTATCGCCATCGCCATAACCAAGTCATCATGATGTCCAAGTGAAGCTTCCGGCTTTCCTTGAGGTGTAACAATGAAGTTACGTAATTCCTCAATAGCAAGCGCAGAAGGTATCGCTATATCCTCATCCTCAATCATTCGTCTAAGATTAGATATGATTGGAGAACGAGTTGCAGCTGTCGTTTTAAATCCTAAGTGGTTAATCCCTTCTGAATAAGTATTAGCTGTTTTCTTTTGCTGATAGATATTCGGATAGTTCATACCATGTAACTGTTGAACAGTAGCAATACCAATAGAGTTAGACTCTGGACATATCAAGGCATTGTTATACCATCTTCCTAGGTAGAACAATATCCTGCCATATCGAACAGGGTCGGTTCTGTTACTACGATAAATAGAAACAATCTCTCTATTACTAGTCATAACACAAGCAACTGAATAATCTCCGCGTACACCTAATGCAACGTCAGCACCAATCAAGTATTTGTTATCTCGTTGAGGGGCTTCCCATACAGAAAGTGTTCCTTCAGTAGATTCATCAAATGAACTGTACGCATCATTAAACTCTCTTAGAGAATCTGGTGGTTGCGTAACATACTTATCCAATGACTCTTTATTGAAAACAGAA